CCATTCATCTTTCCTTCAAGTTGACCTGGCTCTTTTAAAGCTAGGTTTGTTAAATTATGTCTTTGAAGTTTACCACGAAGATCATCACCGTATGCTTCTGCTTTCTGCAAATCGGCTTGCAGAGTCTGATTTAATTGTTGCATTTGTGCTTGATCTGCTCTTAAAGTAGCAATGCTAGCCTCGGCAGTTTGTACAGCTACTTCCATTTTAGCAACATTTGCGCGTGCAGTTTCTAAATCTGATTGTAACTTTTGGACATACATATATCCAACACCGCCGGTGGCTAGCACCACTACTACGATAGCAATTTTAATCGATGTAAACATCAATGTTTGTAAGGAGACTTAATCGTCGTCCTCATCCTCATCTTCGTCTTCATCATCGTCATCGTCTTCATCCTCATCTTCATCTGCTTCTTTCATAGCAGTTTTGTACTTTTCTTCCAAAGCAGCCATGATGCGAGTTTCCATTTCAGACTCAAACGCTTCTTTAATTTTAAGTGGCTCTCTTTCCATAGCCGCTTTTACAATATCTTCCAAAGCCATAGTAGCTCTCCTTTTTAGTGATTTGTTTATCTATTTATTCATCCAAACATCTTGGCTTGTGTTGCAGGACCTACGATCCCATCTGCTGCAAGACCATTTAGCTTCTGCCATTTCTTTACTGCTGTCAATGTGCCGAAACCAAAGTCTCCATCTGCAGCAACACCAAGAACTTCTTGCATGCGCTTAACGTCATCACCCTGCATGCCTTTGCGCAGTGTACGGCTACCTGCTGCCTTAGGTGCAGCCTTTGGTGCCGGTGCTGGTACTTCACCTCCAAGAATAGCCAATGCTTCTTCCCAGCGACGATTTCGATCATCTAATCCTATAGTACCACCATTAATCTTTTTTGTCAACCCTACATTGTCACCATTATCGGCCCATTTTTCAAGTTTATTTGTTTTCCAGAACCAACATGCAGATTCGATAGCACCTTTAGGTGTTGCTACATATTCTGCTGCTTCTTCTGCTGACATTCCGACTGTTTTGCCAAACGCTGTGTAATTGTTGCGGCCAGTAAGCTGCTTGATTCCGCGGCCCCTGAAGAGCCACCCATCGCCGTCATGAACATTACCCATTGCTCCTCGCTTACTTCTGAATTCATCTTGGTAAACATAGTTCGCAATCTTCTCTGGATTCCTTGCATAATCTTTAGCATCTCTTTTCCCCGCGCCAAAGTAACGACCAAACACTGAGTTCAATGCCTTTTCGCTATAATTAAGGTTTTCTTCCAACCGAGTAAAGTCAAGTGATTCATGAGCACACTGTGCCATAAAACCAGCAATACGGTTTGGTGTATTAATTTCATAAGCTTCAAATAGTTCAGTTGCAGCTTCGTACCATGATTCAGGATCTTTATTTTTAGGAATCATAGCACTGAATTGTTCTAAAGTAATCATTTACGATCTCCCATTATATCTCTCAGTCTTTTCTTTTTAGATGATTTATTTTGTGATGTCCAGCGCTTTTGCGCTTCCTTAGAAAATGCAGATCCGTCCATACCTGCAATATTACCAGAGCTTACATTGTTTGCAGGCTCTTCTTGTAATCTATCCATAATCCATGCCTTAGCATTGGCTTTACCGTATTCAGTTGTTTCCCATTCCCAGCTGCTTCTGCGCTTGTCCCACACCATAACTTTCCACTCGCCTCTATGGCGCTCGTTATGATCTAATGATTTTTCAATTTGATATTTCTTACCATTGACGGTAGCTTGAATCTCGCCGTTAGGGCCTGCACGTTTCCAGCGAGGTGCTGCAGCTTCTTCAAGACTTTCTTTCTTCAAACCTTTTCTAAGTCTTTCAAGATCTTTCTTTAGCTTATCTTTATCAGTGCCGTATGCTTTTTTGTTCAGACCGGTTTTTGAAAGATCTTTAAGTGACATCGACAATTCATCCATAGCAGCTAGCTTTGCAGCCACCGCCATCTTACGACGTTTTTCTTTTGATTTGCCTTTGAATTGAGGAGCATCTGAGTCATAGAAATCTTTAATCCATGTACCCATATCATCAGACTTTTTAAGCTTTTCTATCAATAAATCCTTGACATTGCTTTCTTCTGTGATATAATTGACATATCGGTCATTAAATAATAGTAATGATTCTTCTAGATCTTCTTCAGTAAGATCTTCTGTAAGCATAGACTCATCAGTAAATGCTTTGTATTCTTTAATTAGAAACAGCGCTGCAGCGTATGAGGCAAGACGAGATTGTCCGCCTGGAACTTTACCGAGAATCTTCTTAAGATTTGCAATCATAATATCAAAGATCCCCCAAGCTTTACGCTGGCGGCTATTAGTAAAGTCTTTCTTTTTAATTAGAACTTTACCTTTATCGTCAATAATACCTTCCTTATACGCGTCCCACTTGTCAAATGGAGTGGCGAGACGTCGTATGAATTGGTATACTAAAAATAAGTCAACGACCATAGGTCAGATTCCTTCGAGTTTATCCTTGATTATTTGATCGCTCTTAATATTATCTTTATGAATACGAATATCGTCGTAGATAATTTCACGAGGCATGAAGTTTAAATACTCAACGAATGGTTTTAAGTATTCATGATACTCGTGAAGCTTCATAAACAACATATTAGTAGCTTCATGTCCAAACACATTATAAATGATTATTAAGTGGTTTAGAATCAACCTTTCTTTTAAATCATTATCTTGTCTATACCTTCCAAATAGTTTGCGCAAATATTGAAATCTTTTCAGATCTTCCTCAAACTCTATAATATCAGAGCAGTGAGGATTGTCATAATATTTGGAAGCAAATAACAGAAAGGTTGATTCTGTCAATTTCATTCTATATCAACCAAGTATTAGCTGTCAGCCACGATAGTATCTTCAACCGCTGTATTACCTGTTACACCAGCGTCGCCTGCGTCAGTTGCAGAAACTTTCATTGTTACCAATGGTTCTACAATGTGACGTGTACGGCCGTCAGCTGTTGTGTAAGTATTATACAGGTTCCAACCAGGTGTTTTAATACCTTTTGCACGGTTAGCTGCTACGCCTGCCTCTGTCAAGTCTACAAAGATTGCGTTGTCTTTGTCGTGTGACTTGTTTGTGTTATTCGCATCGTCTTCCAAATACTTTGGTGCGTCCGCTGCGCTGTCAGTTTTACCCCAAGATGCCATTTTTGTTCTCCTTATAAGCTCTTATGGTTTATTTATTATTTTTGTCGTGCTTTTTGCTTAGCAACTTGTAATCTCTTTTGAGCTGCTCTAATGCGTTCACGATCTTTATTTTTCTTTTCCATAGCAGCAGCTCTTTTTTCAGCTCTATCTGCTCTGCCTGCGCTAGATAATCTAAAATTACCTTGCTTATTCACAGCTGCTCTATAAGCACCTTTTGCTGCCATCTTAACAGCGCCACCTACAACTTTACCGATGATTTCGTCAAGTTGTTCTTCGTTCATATCAGCCAAATCGTCGGCAGAAATGTTTTCTTCTAAGCAATAAGCCTTAATAGCTTCTGCAATTTCTTCTTCTTTAAGCTTAGGACGCATGTTTACGTACAGCTTATTAGATACAGATTTATGATCCATACTTGGACGTTTTTTGCCAGCGTTTTCACGCTCTTTATCTTTTTTGATTTCAGCTGCTGTAGGAGGTCTGTAAGCTTCTGACATTTTAGCAAAGCCGCGCTCGATTTCTTTAGCAGAAAATCTTTGACTTTTCAAAAACTTGGTAATAACATCTCTATCACCAGTTAAAATAACTTCAGTTGCACCACCATGTCTAACTACTTTAGTTTTTAAGCCTTTTTTCAAAGCAGTGTTAACATATCTTTTTAAAGGTCCTGGTTCAGAAGTAACATCAGCAGAAAAAGAAGCTTCATTTAGTTCAACTTCTTCAGGAAGCTTTACTTTTTTAGTGATACCACCCCATGCTTTGTCTCGCTTAATTCTATTCTTGAGGGCTTCAACATCCTGCTTATTCATTTTTCCAGATTTAGTAATTCTGGCGCCACCTTTTCTCCAAGACAACTTATCATTTCCACTCGAACGGTTGGGTCTACCCCAGTGCATAATTTCGATACCATCTTCAACTTGTTTTGCCACTTTTGCACCAAACTCTTTTTCGATAGCCTTTAGATACTTACCTGGCGTTTCTTCTCCATAATACTCAGGGGAAGTAGTCATGTGAACCATAAGAATAAGATCATCTAATCTATCTCTCTGTTGTGGAGATAGTTTTGCTTCATCAAGTTCAACTTCTTCACGGATTTTAACTTTAAACATTTTTTCAACTGTTTGTTTACCCATAGTCTTAGCAAGATTAGTGATTAACCATTCACGTGGTTCTGTATCAAGATCGTCTACAAACTTAATGAAGTTTGAACCCGCGTTACCAGATGATAGCATCTTTGCTGCTTTCATAAAGTCTGCTTTATCAATGCCACCGCTTTTCTTTGCATATGCTTCGATACTTGCAGCTGCCTTTTTCATTTGAGGCGTTGCGGCTTCATCAAGTTCAACTTCTTCCATAGTTGACTTAGGCTTCTGGCTCATGGCTTGTTGAGTACGATTTCTTACTTTGTCTAGCTTTTTCTCAAGATGCTTATTATCAGCACCTGTAAGTATGGCCTCTTGTTTGATTTCCTCAACGTAATGTTTAAATCTTTTCATGGATTTACCCTTTGTTATTTTTAGATATTTATTTAGTTATCGACTTTAGCGCCAGCACGCCATTGATAGCAGGACCAGTACTTAGCTTTCCATTTAGGACCGGGATTGTCACATCCGTGTCTTGCTCTAAAACTTTTACGTCTAGCTGGGTCGTCCCGTTTGATTTCTAAGTTAGGATCACCAAAACGGACAACAACAATGTTCCCTTTATCGTTTTTAACATATACCTTAAATTTCTTATTAGGGTTTTCAGAAGTACGAATAGGATCGTTGAGCTTGACTGTTTTACCATCAAATTCAGCTTCTGTGATTTCTAAATCTTCGTATAAATCGCATTCTTCGCAAATAGCGTCGATACGATTTTCTGTGTATTTTTTAAACTTATCCACCGAACTCGTGCCCCGCTACTCGTTTCATTTGTTTGTTAAACTCAGCCTGTGAAGGTTTTTCTTTATAAAGCTTAATTGAGATCTCAGGTCTATCTTTACCTTTAATTCTCCAATTATGACCTTTTTCTTTATGTTCAGGTTTAGTTGTTTTTACAACACGGCGCTTATAACCAGCTTCCCAAGATTCGGATCCTTCTTCAAGATCAGCTTCTTCATATGCTACACCTTTTTTAGTGTGTTTAAGTTCTGCAGCATTTTTTTTACGAGCTACCTTTGTTAAATCTTTTTTCTCGGCGCCGGTAATTTCGTCTGGTAAAACTTTTTTACGGTCGAGATCATCGACATCACCATCAACATCCCAATCAACCGCACGATCTTTAAAAGCATGCTTTAAAGATTTATTAGGATCTAAAGCATGTGGAATCTTTTTTTCTGAAATAAATTTTTTGAAACGTATCACTTCATTAGCCTTTTTATTGTTTTTAGTGCCTTTTTACCATCAGGATGGTTTGGATTAATACTTACCTCATCTCCATTTACGAAGTCAGATATATTAGCAGACTTCCCCAAAGCAGCAATTGCTTTATGTAACGGATCTTTGGCGTCGTATTTTCTTTCAAAATCGGGTTTACCTCTCAGCTCGACCCAGCTCTTTTCCTTCGTATCCCACATCTTAAGTACATCTTGATCTTTGCCTCGGATCAATTTAAGCTTGATACCTTCAGCAAGATACTGAGTAAATCTTAACAATTTGGTGTATCCTTTTTATATTTGTTCACCAATTTATCAGTACCTTGGTCGCCTGCGCCACCTTCTTCTGATACATCGGCTAGACCACCATCACGACGTGCCTTTGATTCAATCTCAGCATCGTCTTTCTTTCTCATATCTCTTTTAGAACGCTTTACGATCTTTTCTTTCTTTTCACGATCTTGCAACTCTTTATTAGCATTAGTTGCTAGAGTTTCTTCTTCAGACACATTTTCTCTCATTGAAGCTAAAGACTTTTGAGTTGAAGTCATAGTTCTTTTTGGAAGTTTACGGCCTGTTTTTACTGACCTTCCCATTGCCTTTGCATGTTCAGCATCTTTAGCACGTTGAATAGCAATAGAGTCACCAGACATTTTAGGAGCGCCTTTTCTACGTGGTGCTT